GTCAAGTGCGCGCCGGGCCTGGAGGCGCTGCGCGCCTATCAGTGGGCCTACAACGCGCGGATGGGCGAGATCAAGCCAACGCCCGTGCATAACTGGGCCTGCCTTGAGGGGCACACAGAGTTACTGACGCGTTACGGAATGCGTCGTATAATGGACCTCCCGCAATTAGGCGAGGTCATGACCCAATGTGGCTGGCAACGGTACATTCACCCGCACATAACGCGCAGAGATGCCCCACTTGTGGAGGTGGCGTTCAGCGACGGCAGCACGACGAAATGCACGCCGGATCATTTGTTCTTGACGGGGAGCGGGTGGACATACGCAAGCGACCTGCAGCCGAATACATTGATCCAGTCGTTTTGGACCCTCTCACCCAGTATTTCGATGGCGGCCTATTTCGGTTGTGGCCTAAAGAGCGCTACTACGCGCGCGGCGGAAAGTCTCTACACCGCGCTGCTTGGACTGCCGCTTTCGGTCCGATCCCCGTTGGCTGCCACATCCACCATCGGGACGGCGACCCAGCCAACAATTGCCTCGCCAACTTGGAATGCTTACCCGCTGGGAAGCATCTTTCGCTCACTTGGCAGCAGACCAAGGGACGAAAAAAAGTCCATTTCTCCGATCGCGCTCGGAGTGAAGCGGCGGCATGGCACAAATCTGAGGCAGGGCGGTTATGGCACAGTCGCCATGCGAAGCGGGCCAAGTCATGGACAAAATGGAAGCGCGAGCCGCGCCGATGCGCGGCATGCGGCTCGACGTTCGATTGTCTTATCCGCAAGGGCGGCTATACGCAGCGCTTTTGCAGCAACAACTGCAAAGCCGCTCACTATCGACAACGTAAGGCCGCTCAAACAAACCGCTGATGTCTGGTGTTTGACGGTTCCATCGGTCGGACATTTTGCGCTGGCTAACGGCGCGATTGTCCACAATTCCCACGGAGCTGACGCCTTCCGCTATCTCGCACAAGCCTATCGGCAGCAATCGGGCTCGCCCGCAGTCGGCTTGAAACTCCCGCCCCTCAACTGGAAATGGAAAACCGCATGAAGCACACCGCTCTCGCCTTAGCTCTGCTCGCCCTTTGCGCCTGCGCGAAGCATCATGCCCCCACCATCCGCTGCGTCGATGCGACGACCGGCAAGCCCGCGACCGTGGGGTATCTCTACTGCTGGCAGGGAGAGCGATGACCGCGGCCACCTTCACCGATGCGACCGCGCGCTTGAAAGCCGTTGCGGTTCGCATCTACGACCGGAGCGAGGACCGGCGCCGCGCGCTGCTTGAGCTGGCCGAAGACCTCGAAGGCGAGCTGATCCCATTCTTGGATGCCCTCGGGCGCATTGCGATCGGCACCAAGACCGTGCTCGCGCACGACTCCCTCACTCCCGCGCAGTTGCGCCAGGCGCTTAAGAGGTGCGTGGACATCGCCGAGGCGGCGATCGGCGGGCGCGTCGTGGCGGCGAATGACTCATGAGCCGCGCTGCCACACTGCCGAAGGCCGAGCGCAGTCACTGCAATGATCGCAAGCTCAATCGGACCCTTCGCCAGCTCATGGCGCGTCTGATGCAAGTGCACCAGGAAACCCACCCGCGGCGCCTCGCGCAAAAGTTCGGCGTGAGCCGCGAGTACGTCTACAAAGTTTGGACCGACATACCGGCCGATGAGCAAGCCGAGATCGAGCATGCCATCCAGGCGCTGCGGAAGGGCGTCACATCCTGCGAGTAGTCAACACGCTCGGGCTGCGTTTTGCTTACCGTCGTGGCGCATGGCGCGCCCCGCCCCAAGGAGTCACGAGCATGGCGAACGGTTTTGGTAAGTCCCGTGTGCGCGCGCCCGAAGAGGGCGCCAACAGCCGCAAAGTGCCTCGCGGAGGCGCCGAGAAGCGCCACGAGGGCGGATTCCGCGAAGGGGAGATGGGGCGCGGCCCCACCCCATACAAGAAATCCCACAGCCATCGCAATGGCGCCGGCATGGACCTGAACGAGTACGAGGGGACGGCCGGCCGCGGCGGCGGCGGCATCATCGGCAAGTCCGATAACTTCAAGGCGCACTCCGAGGACATTGAGCACCCTCAAAGCCACGCGGATTTCGAGCGTCTGGGCCATAGCGAGGACTGATGGGCGTTCGGCTCACCTACAACCGGCCGAAACACGGCATGGGCCCGAAGGGCCGCGCGAAAGAGCGAGCGCCCGTGAAGGCCGGTGCGCACATGCCCATGCGCCACAATTCAGGATTCGATGACGCGCGCGGCTACGAGAGCCGTCCGAAGGTCAACTTGGGGCAGCGTCAGGCCGGACGAGCCCCCACGATGGCGATCGACCGGGAAGCCGGGCATTACCACCCCCTCGACACGCGCGTCTCCAAGGGCGGCACACGCGGTTTAATGGGCGATGTGGCCGATGTCCACGCCATCAATTCCAAGCTCTCGCCCGCGGCCTTCACGCGCCGCGACGGGCGCCACACCGGCAAGGGCGCGCAGGGCGATCAGGGGCTCATCAAGGGCGGCAAGGAGAAGGGCAATTCCTTTGGCACCGCCCCCACCGCTCGCTCGAGCAAGCCCGGTGTGCGCGGGAGCCCGGATAGCCACTTGGGGACCGCGGGCCGCGGCGCGCCGGGCAAGCACGGCCGGGGCGATGCCTGGAAGGGCGCGCCCAAGCGTTTGAGCGAGGATATCTCACACTCTGACTTCGAATCACTGGGAGCTGATTGACATGAAGATCTGGATTCGATCCCTCATCACCGCCGCGCTCGGCCTATGGGCGGCGCTCGCTCTGGCCGGCAATGCCCCCTACGGGGTGTTCGGCGGTGCGAGCACGTTCGCCAACCTGCCGGGCAATATCTCGCTCACCTTCGCCTCGGCGCCCTCCGGCTCATCGACCGCCATTGCAACGGCTTGGACGGGCTCGACGGGCTCCTACCTCGTGGTGTTCTCCGATTGGGAGAGCCGTACCGTCACCTTGACCAATGCTGCGACCACCGCGACCTGGACCGGCGCGCTGGTGGGTACTCCGACGGTTGCCGCTACGATCGACGGATACACGGCAACGCCCCCGGCTCCGACCTTCGGCTTTACTTCGGATTTAGGCTACGTCTACTCGACGGGCACGGGCTGGTTCGGGACGACCGAGTATGTGGGCGCCCCGGTTTACATCTCCTCGGGTTGCGCGACCGTCTCGGCGACCAAGGGGACCGCCACGAATGGCCAGTTCTCCACCACCGCGACCACCTGCACGCCGGTCATTCAGCTGCCCCCAGCGCCTAACGGCTGGGCGTGTCTGGCCTTGGATGTCACGCACCCCGTCGTCTTTACCGAGACCGCGCAGAATACCTACAGCTGCACCGTGACCGGCACCACGACATCGGGCGATGTCATCCAATTCTCGGCGACACCGTACTGAGATGCGTATGCGCGGCGGCGACGCCTTCACCGGGCGTACCGGGAACTCCTACGAGCCCGGAGGCGTGATCGAGGTTGAGCATCCCGACTTCTCGGACGCGCAGCGCGCGGGTTGGCATCTAGCGGAGGAGGAGCCGGCCGAGCTCGGCAACGCGCAAGTCGAGGGCGATGATGCCGTGGAGTCCTAAGCAGGCCTCGGCCAAGACCAAGAAGGCTGATAGCCCGAAGAAGAAGCGCCAATGGGCTCACATCGCCGACAGCGCCTTGGCTCGAGGTGAGTCCGAGGGCACAGCCATCAAAGAAGCGAATGGCGTTTTAAAGCGCGAGCGCCGCGCCCAACGCTGGAGTTGATGCCATGATCATGTCGCCGGGATCCACCTTTGTCGGGGCGAGCGGCACCTCCTACAACAGCCTCTCCGGCACGCAGAACATCGCGCCCCCGGATGTGCGCTTGGCGCTCATGAATGGCTGGCTCGAGGTCCTGGGGCTGCAAACCCCCTTAGGCCCCGCCTCCATCAATGTGCTCGCCCTGGTGAGCGGGTCATCGACCTCCGATGCCGTGATCACGAGCGGGCAGAACACCGTCACCTCCGCGAGTGCGAATTTCTCTCTGGCCGATGTCGGCAAGCTCATCGTCGTCACGGACCCCGCCAATTTCGCGCACGTGTTCACCGGCACCATCAGCGGCGTGAGCAGTTCGACCACCGCAATCGTCAATGCCACCTCGAGCGCGACGATCGCCTCGGGCGGTCAGATGTATTGGGGTTTCGATAATTATGCAGCGCTGAGTGCCGGGCTCGCCGCCTCCACCGGCTTAGTCACGTTGGGCGCGGGGATTTTCATGCTCTCGAAGGGCGTGATCGTGCCGGATGGCACGACGCTGCAAGGCGCGGATACCGCTTTCACCTCCTACAACAGCCTGATCACGACGGGGACGATCCTGGTCGCGGCGGGCGCGGCGTCTTACCCGACCTCCTACGTGGTGCAGGTCGGCGTCACGACCACGAAGTCAGGCAATCTGCGCGCGAGCTTGACGAATCTCACCGTCGAGGGGATGAACCTCGCGCAGTATGGCGTTTATCAGCACGGCGTCGGATCGGAGACCAATTTCTGCGCCATCCGCCGCGGAACCTCGGCGGCCATGCGCGCGGACGCTACGATCGGCAAGATCGTGGGTTGTGCGATCAGCCAGCAGATTACGGGCTTTGCGCTTTATCTCGACGGCGTGCAGGATTTCATGGTCCTGTACAACTACATTCATGGCGCGGGCGGCTCGAATTCCTCAACCCCGACCGCCAATCTCTACGCCTCTGATGTGTTTAACGGCGATGTGCTGATTCAGGGTAATCATTTCTTCCAAGAGAGCCCCCTGAGCGCGAACACGCCGGCGCGCAACATTTGGATGAATTCCACCGCATCCCTGCTCGTCATGAACATTCAGAACAACATTTTTGATTGCACCTACGGGCACCAGATCTACATGGCGACCACTGCGAGCACCGTGTGTGAACAGATCAATATCCACAACAACCTTATTTTCGAGAACGATGCGAACTTCCCGAACGCGACCTTTGATTTTGTGAATGTGTCCAATTTGGGCGTGATATTGGGCTTGAGCATCAAGGACAACGCCGCGCAGAATCTGGTCAACACTAATTCGCTCTCGAACATCTATAACCCCACCGGCGCGGGCACATTTGCTGCCGTGCAAGTGGCGAACAATGTCATGCTCTCCTGCAACGCCGTGGCTCCGGCTGGGACCGTTGTTGATGGTGGTATGCAGGGGAACGTGCTTTATAATTCGAGCTCAACGCTGCTCTACAGCACCCAGCGCGGTCGCAGCACGCAAAACGGCAACGGTTCGACCACGGCGTTTAACATTGCGCACGGATTGTCCGATACGCCGCAAACGTGGAGTGTGACGCCGCGTGTCGCACTCGCGGCGCCCGCCTTTGTGGTCACGCCAACCCTGACGAATCTCGTGGTCACTTACGCAACGGCGCCGCCGACCGGCACAGGCAACGTTGACCTGCAATGGTTTGCGAGTCTGTGAGCCTCGCGCGACTTCTCGAGGAGGCCGTGCGCTTTCAGACGCGCTTTCTCTCGCGAATGGACCCCGAGATCCGCGAGGGGATCGAGAAGCGCTGGCAGGCGGTCGAGGATGAGGTCAAGCGCATGGCAGTCCCCGCGGTATCCTTGAGGCTCGAGGAGCAGCGCCGTGGCCCTGGACGCCCCGCAAAGCGCGCCTGAGACGACGAGCGGCCAGCAGCGGCCGGGCGAGACGATGGGCGAGGAGCAGCTGCTTGCCCTCATCCGCATGTACGAGCTCGCCTCGCTCGGCTCGCAAGTGGCGGCCGGCGCGACCATCTCGACAACCGTTTACCCATCCAATCAAGCGATGACGACGCTTGAGATCGATCGGTACAACGCGCTCAACATGTATTTCGCTCGCCCTTTGGGAAATGAGGTCGAGAATCGCAGCCAAGTCGTGCTCCCCGAGCTTCGCGACACCATCGAGTGGATCATCCCGCAGCTGATGCGCATGTTCACGGGTGCGAAGACCGTGTGCCGGTTCGATGCCGAGAATGAAGGCGATGAGAAGCAGGCCGAGCTCGAAACGCTCATCGTCAATCACATCTTCATGCAGGAGAACAACGGCTTTTTCATCCTGCAGGACTTCTTCAAAGACGCGATGCTGATGCGCAACGGCTACGCCATGGTCTATTGGCGAGAGGAGCGCATCGTCACGATCGATCGCTATCGAGGGCTTCTCGACATAGAGCTCGCCTCCGTGCTCGAGGAGGAGGAAGGCGAGACGAAAGAAGTGATCGAGCAGGATGAGAAAACGGTGGAGATCGCGCTCCCGCTCGCGCAAGCAATGCCGGGTCAGCCGCAGCCGCCCGCAGCCCCGCCGATCAAGTTATCCACTTTCGACATCTCAGTGCGCACGACCAAGACCAAGAAGGGCATTTGCGTCGAGTGCTTGCCGCCCGAGGAGATGCGCGTGACACCTCGGGCGACGGGCAACATGGAGAATGTGGGCTTCGCCATGCACATGACCACCGAAGCGCGATCGGATTTGATCGCGCAGGGGTTCGATAAGGATAAGGTCAATTCCTGCCCCGCGGGACGGCCTAACTGGCTCGACATCGACGCCCTAGCGCGTAATCAGACGGTCGATCAACTTTCGATCGAAAATCCCTCCGATCACGCGATGGAAGAGATCGAAGTGCGCTTAGTGGTGATGCGCGTCGATTACGACGGGGACGGCATTGCGGAATTGCGTCGCATTCTGATCGCCTCGAACACGATCCTGGAGAACGAGATCATCGAGGAGACGCCCTTTGCTTCCTGCGTGCCCAAGCGCATGCCGCATCGGCACACGGGCGTCTCGCTCTACGATGAAATCGCGGACATTCAGATCATCAAGACGACGCTCTGGCGTCAGGGCCTCGACAACCTCTCGATCAGCAACAATCAGCGCGTCGCCATCGATTGGCGAAAGGCTAATGTCGATGATCTTCTGACCTCGCGCCCAGGCGGTGTGGTGCGCGGCGATGGCCCTCCCTCGCAGTGGATCGAGGCTATTCAGCAGCCCTCGAACTTGGTCGAGCAGGTGCTCCCGGCGCTCGGGTACTTGGATGAGCAGAAGACCACGCGCACGGGCATCGGCAAAGGGACGATGGCGATTGATCCGGATGAGCTGCAAAACGTCACGAAGGGCGCGCAGTTGGCCGCCATGAACGCGGCGGCGTTGAAGGTCGAAATGCTCGCCCGGCTTCTCGCAGAGGGCGTCAAGGACATTTTCCGCAAGATCCATTCCGAGCTCATCCGCAATCAAGACAAGCCCATGCAGTTCGAGATCGCGGGCAAGTGGATGACGGTGGATCCATCGAAGTGGAAACGTCGCTCGAAACTCACCGTCAACGTGGGGTTGGGGAGCGGCAATCGGGAGGAAATGCGCACGAACGTGCAGATGCTTGCGCAGTTGCAGATTCCTCTGGGGCAACTGGGCATGGTCGGGCCGAAACAGGCCTATGAGACCTTCAAGCTCGGGTGCGAAGCGCTCGGATTCTCAACCCCGGAGCGCTTTGCGATGGACCCCGCAAGCGCCGAGTTCCAGCAGCACATGCAGCAGATGCAGGCCGCTCAGGCTCAAGCAGGCGCGCCCGCGATCCAGGTCGCGAAAATAAAGGCACAGAGCGCGCAGCAGATCGAGCAGATGCGTTTGCAGGGGGATCAAGCCAAGCTCGCCGCGGACCAGGCGAAAGATCAAGCCGAGATCGAGCACGCGGCGCTTTCCACGCATTCGGACCGGCAGATGGCGCAAGAAGGCAACCGGCACGAGATGGCGATGACGCTCGTCAAGGTCTTGGGCCAGATCATTGCGCAGGAGTTGAAGGGGCAGCGCGAGGATGCGGGGGCGGAACTCGATCGCGCGTTTGAGTCGGCGCGCGCACTGGAAGGGGAATGAGTCCGGAGGAGGAAATCATTCGCGCGGGCGAAGCGCGCCAGATCATCGAATCGAAGATGTTTCTCGGCGCCAAAGCCCATGTGCTCGATCAGCTCGCCCAGGCCCGGCGGGCGGTGCCCATGACTTCGACCGACATGCACAGCCGCTTGATCTTGGCCGAGCAGATTGCGGGGTACTTTTTCGACTATTTCGAGCAGATCGCCCAGACCGGCAAGCTCGCCGAGATGCAGTTGGAGGAGCGGCGCCGGCAGCAATCGCTGATGGAGCAGGGCGTCGCGATGTTCCGTCGATTCGGTCGCAACGCCCCCTAAAAGTCAACACGCTGGGTATGCCGTATCGCTAGGGTTTCCGGCATGTCGCTAGAGAACCCGACCGGCGTCAACGCGTTCAATGGCCTTTCGGACGATGCGAAGGGGGCCGCAGCCTTTGAAGGGCTGTGGAATGCCGGGGCCTTCAACCCGGACGGCAAACCCGACGCGGCCCAAGGCCAGCAGGCGCCCGAGCCGCAGCGCCGCCAGGAGGCGCAGGCCGAGACTCCGGCCGCCGGCGAGGAGCCGCCGGACCCGGCAGCTGTCCCGGCAGAGCCCGAGGCGGAAGGCCCGGAATACCAGAACCTAAGCGAATACCTGACCAAAGCGGGCGTGCAGCCCGATTCCTTCTACCAGCTGCCGGTGGAGGTGAAGATCGACGGTCAGGTCAAGGCCGTGCCGCTCGCGGATGTGATCAAGTCCTATCAGCTCGAGGGACACGTTCACAACAAATCCGCCGCGCTCGCCGAGCAGCAACGCACTTTTGAGGCCGAGCGCGCGCAGGCCATTCAGCTGTGGGGCGATCAGATCAAGCAGGCGCAGGCGCTTGGCAATCTCGCGCATCAGCAACTGCTCGCCGAGTTCCAGGGGATTGACTGGAACAGGCTTCGCACCGAGAACCCGACGCAGTGGGCAGTGCTCAATACGGATTTCAACAATCGCGCCGCGCAGATCCAGCAGCATTTGCAGCAGATGCAGTTGCAGGAGCAGCAGCGCACGCAAATGCAGCAGCAGGAGATTGCCAAGACGCTGCCGCGGGAGCGCGACAAGATGCTCGAGGCGCGCCCGGAGTGGCGCGATGAGAAACAGTTTCAAGCCGCACGTCAGGACATGAGTTCTTACGCGCGCAAGTTGGGGTTCACCGATGCCGAGATTTCCGGCGTACTCGATCACCGCATCATGCTGGCACTGCACGATGCGGCACGATACGCCGCGCTCCAAGCACAGGCCCCGGCGGCGCTGAAGCGAGTCCGTACCGCGCCCCAACAGGCGCAGGGCGGCGCGCGGCAAGCACGCGACCCGAAAGAGGTCGCCCGTCAACAGGCCAAGTCAGCGTTTCAGAAGAACATCCGCGACCCGGACGCCCAGGCGCGCTACTTCGATACGCTCGTATAAGGAGCTTTTCCCGTGACCGTCCCGACAAATACCTACACGATCTACCCGCAGACCAACATTCGGGAAGATTTGATCGATGCCATTTACAACGTCGATCCGTTCAAGACGCCGCTGTTCAACATGGCGAAGAAGGCCGAGGCCAAACAGACCTATCATGAGTGGGATCTCGATCAGCTCGCCTCGCAGAACCTCGCGAATGCGGCGGTCGAAGGCGATAACCCGACCAACATCGCGCTCACCCCGACGGTGCGCGTCGGCAATTACCTGCAGATCTCAAACAAGACGATTCAGATCTCCGGCACCAGCCAGTCCGTGATTGCGGCAGGCGGCTCGAACAAGATGGGCTATCAGCTGCTCAAGAAGTCGAAGGAGCTGAAGCGCGACATCGAAGGCATTCTGACCTACAACCAAGCACGCTCCTCGGGCTCGAGCTCAACCGCGCGGAACCTGGGCGGCCTGCCTTGCTGGCTCACGATCAATCCCGTCTTTCAGTCCACGGGCGGCGGTGCGAACCCGACGCAGGTCAATGGCTTCGGCAACGGCGCGACCACGCGCACCTATTCGACGTCGCCCACCGCGATCACGGAAGCGCAGCTCAAGCAGGCGCTGCAGAACGTGTACAAGAACTCGGGCGAGAGCCCGGAATATGCGCTGGTGAGCCCGGCCAACAAGCAGAACATCTCGGCATTCTCTGGCCCCGGCACCCGCTTCATCGAGGTCGAAGACTCAACGCTGATGACGAAGGTCGATGTGTATGAGTCGGACTTTGGCGAAGTGAAGATGATCCCCGACATCTTCCTGGCGCCGCATACGGTCTCCTCGACGCTCTATACGGATGTGCTTTTGATCAATCCGAACTACATCCGCGTGGCGTACCTGAGGCCCTTTCAGACGATTCCGCTCGCGAAGACGGGCGACTCGGACCAGAAAATGCTGCTCGTCGAGTACACGCTCGAGGTGGGGAATGAGAAGGCGCATGGCGCCATCTACGATTCCACGGGTTAACGGTCGATCATCCGACGCGAATCTCCCCCTGTCGTTGCATCCCCATTCAGTCGTCGGATCACTCGCGGGGGCTTCAAGGCCCCCGCTTTTTTAAGGAGTGAGTGAATGAGCAAGGGTTACACACCAAAGCCGTGGCGGCCGATTCCCGGCTCCGGGCAATCTCTATCGCTCACATCGGGGACTGCTGCGACGTTCGCGAATGCATTGGGCGCCGCGGCCTTCGGTGCGGCCACCTATGCTTTTGCGATCAGGCTCTCGCCCGCCGCGACCGCCTATATTGCGACCGTCACCGTCACGAAAGCGGGGACCGCGGCGACGGCCAGCACGGATTACCCCATTTCGAGTTCAGATTATTCCCAAGTCATCGGGTGCGCGCCGGGCGACAAGGTGAGCGTGTATCAGGCTTCGGGCTCGACGCAGACCGCATACCTCTGCGAATTGACGTGAACGACAAGGCGCAAGTGCTCGATAGCACCCTGCAGACGACGGTGCTCGAGGATGATGCGCAAGTCGTGGTGCGCTCCTATCAGGATGTCGAGCCGCACTTAGAGTACTGCGAGCGCGTGCGCCGCGTCGATGCGGAGGATCGCGGCGCCTTCGGCAAGCATGCGGATTTTCATCAGACGATGTCGGTCCCCTTCAACGTCATTTTGGAGATCGCGCAGAAGCTGGGCATTTCTTTTGCGAACGTCTTCGATTCGGAGTGTCAGAAGAGGATCATTCGCGAATTGAAGAGCGGCGAGTACAAGCGCTTTCGCACGACGAACGATAAGAACATTTGAGCGCGCATCGTGTCGACCATCGTCGATTACAACTCACTCACGCAGGCGATCACGGATTTCACGCATCGCTCGGACCTTGCCGCGGGTGTCTATACCGATTATTTCATCCAGGGCGCGATCGAGAAGATTCAGAACGACATCTTCGCTGAGAACTTCGGCAATGGTATTCAGTTTCAGGAAAACTCCTACCCCCCGACCGTGATCACGAACGGCGTGGCGCCGGTGCCGAATGACTGGCTTGCGCCCAAGCTCATGACGGTCTCGGATGGCTCCGGGGATGTGTTCACGCTCATCTGGAAAGCCGCGGCGTGGATCTACGACCAGTACCCGGTGCGGCAGGCCGAAGGATTACCGGCCTATATCGCGCGCGATGTATCGGCGGGATCGGTTTTCCCCACCTATTCGAACTATCTGTCCTTCACGTGCACGGCGGGCCAGACTGCTTTTACGCTCACGGGAGGGCCTTCGACACCCGTGCTCTTTGTCTCGCTGGCGGGGCAGGTCATGGTGCCGGGCACCGATTACACGATTGCCGCGGGCGTGCTCACGCTCGGCTCCGGGGCCGTCGCTGGGCAGACCCTGCTCATCCAATATGCGCCTTTTGAAAACCTCACCGCCTCGAACGCATCGAGCTTCATTTTCGCGCCTTACCCCGACAGCGCTTACACCATTCAGGGCACCTACTATCAGAACTGTCCGATGCTTTCGAGCACGCAGGCTACCAATTGGATGGTACTCAACTGCCCGACGCTCCTGCACGCGGCGTGCATGATCAAAGCGGGCGAGTTTTTGCTGAACGATCAGATGGTCGCGCGCTGGGATACTCTGTATCAGCCGCGACTCATTGCGCTCGTCAATCGCGACAAGGCCGAGCGCTGGGGTGCGAGCACGATGCAGATCGAGCTCGGTTGAGCCATGCCGCAGCCGCTCGGCATACTCTTTGGTCCCTGGGCGCCCGATCTGCAGAATGTTCCGCAGCAACTCAACGCAGCGCCCGGACCTCAGATGGTCCCGAGCGCGGACTGCTTGAACGTCTACTATCAGGATGGCGCGTATCGCTGTCTGCCGGCGCCGGCTGCCACCGGGCCGGCCCTCACCGCGCAAGTCTTGGGAGCCTTCACCTACTACGACGATGTGGCGGGCAAAGAAATCGTCTTCGCGGGCACCGCAGCGGGAATGAACGAATTGTTGGATGGGGCCTGGAGCGCCATCCCCTTCACGACCACCGGCATCGTGTATCTTTCGGGCATTCCGCTTCTGCTTACTCAGGGCTCGCCCTTGCTCGGGTATTTGGGGACCATGACGGCCGGCAACTGGCACGGTGTCAGCACCTCAGAGGTGGGTTACGATACCGTGCGCTCGATCGGGTCGATATCGCCCGTGGATGATGTTAACGGCTATAAGATCGGCCAGGTTTATGATTTCAACTCCTCATCGGGCACCAGTTTCATTTTCAGCATTGGCACCTATGCGACGCCCGCGCCCAACTTGGGAGCGAGTTATTTTCAGGAAGTATATCTGTCGAGTCTGAGCGCGACATTCCTCGCTTCCGCGGCGTCCTATTCTTTCAGCAGCGGCGTCAACTCCTGGCAGTGGAGCACGGCCGCGGGATTCGTCACCGGCACTAATTACCCCGTCGAGATCATCTACTAATGAGCGTCGGGGCGACCTCTTGGAGTTTCGCGGCGATGAATCAGTACGTCGCGATGATCCCGTACACGCAAAACGGCTATAACACGGGGCCATATTTGTGGGCGAATCAGGGCGCGAGCAATGCGATCTCCCGTCCTTCGGGCGCGCCTGGGTGCCGGGTAGGCGCGACGGTCGGACAGTTCTTGATGCTGGGGGATCTCTTTCAGACGATCTCGACGACACTGTTCACCGGCAATGGCTCGCAGAATTCCTACTCGGGATACGTGCCCATCCCGATGCTATCCCTGGGCTCGATCGCGGATTCTGCCGGCGATTTGACTGGCACGCTCAATGCCAATGGGACCGTGACCGGAACGGGCTATCTCTCGACGGGCTCGATCAACTTTGCGACCGGCGCCCTCTCGCTCACCTTCTCCACCGCGCCCCCGAACGCCGATATCGTGAGCGCCTTGACGACGCAGTTCGCGCCCTACCGGGTGTGGTGGAGCGCGATTGGAGACCCCACCAACTGGCCCACCCCGCTCACCGCCAATGCGATCGCCTTCCAATCGGGATATCAGGATTTGGACCCGGCCTTGGGGCCCGTGATGTTCATCGCGGGCTATCCGCTCTACGGCCTGATTTTCCAGCGCTTCGGCATCACGTTGAGCTCCTATCAGGGTGGCAATGTGGTGTTCTCCTTCGGCACCTATGAGCGCGCACACGGGCTGATTGCGCACGGTGCTGCGGTCAAGGTGTCGGGAACGGTCTACTTTTTGGCCGATGATGGGTTCTATGCGACCGATGGCGCGAACGTGGCACCGATCGGGACGGCGCCTGATAATTCGGCGGGCATCGATAACTGGTTCTGGGCAAACGTGAACCAGAATGCGCTCGAGGCGATTCGCTCGGGGTATGATCCGGTCAAGCGGTGCGTCTTTTGGGCGATCCCGACGGGCGCCAATACGCTGCCCGACACGCTCCTCGCCTATAATATTCTCGCGCAGCGTTGGACGCGATCGAGCGTGGCGAGCGAGTGCATCTGGACTTCGGACAATGGGGCGGATAACTCCCCCGGCACGCGCCAGGTGCTCGGCGTGTTCGATCAGACGCACACGCCGAATTTGCTCAATGGCGCAACGCTCACTGGGTACTTGGAATCCTGCGACCTGTTCATTGCCGATGCGAATCGGCGCTTTACCTCCGGCGTGCGTGCGCAGATTCAGTGCACGGATAACCCCATTGTGACCTTGGGGGCGCGCGAGGGCGTGCAATCGCAGATCCTCTACAATGCCGGAACCAATCCCGACCCCTTCTCGCTGATCGCCCCGCAGCTCGTCTCGGCGCTCTACACGCGCGCGCGGCTCGCCTCAGGGGCGGCGAGCGCGATATCGGGCGTGACCTTATTGCAGGAAGTGGAGGGACCGCTATGAAGGTGATGACGACCAAAGGATTGATTGAGGCGGCGGACCTTGACCCCCAAGATTTCATCACCTGGAGCGATAACGCGCGCGTCATCGCGACCGAGTGGCGCCTGCAGGGCGAGCTCGTGCGCCGGGATGTGTGGGTGAGCGCGTTGCGGCCGATCGAAGGGGAGGCCAAGATTCATGCCAGCTAGCAATGTGCAGGCCATGGCGACCTCGTTCAAGGGCGAGGTCTTGCAGGGCATCCACAATCTCGGGGTCGGTGTGACACGCGGATCGACCGCGGCCGATACCCTCAAAGCGGCGCTCTACTACCAAAACGAGGGTCTGGGGGCTTCCACGACGGCGTATTCTGCGACGGGCGAGGTCTCGGGCACCGGCTACACCGCGGGCGGCAATACCGTCACGAACGCAACGGCCCCGGCCACCTCCGGCACCACCGCCTATTGGACGCCCTCAGCCAATCTTTCCTGGACCGGACTCACCATTTCCTCGTTGTTCGACTGCGTGCTCATCTACAATTCGACTCAAGCCAATCGTGCGATCGCGACTTTCACGTTCGCCGCGCAGACGGTCGCGGCGGGCAATTTCATCATCACCATGCCCGTGAATGCGGCCACGAGCGCGTTGATCCAGCTCAATTGAGGCGCTGTGCATCTGGTCCCCCAGAATCAGCTCGCGAACGTCTGGCCGCAGGTCGCGCCCTGGATTGCGGAGGCGATCAACCGGCGCGAGGGCTGGGGGGATGAGAACCTCTTGGATGTGCTCATCGCTCTCGCGCGCAACACCTATGGCCTCTGGCACGAGCCGGGAGAATTCGCCGCGGTCGTGCAACTGACCCAGATGCCCCGGCAGAGTGTCGCGACCATCGTGTATGCGGGGGGCAAAATCGACTCCCTTCCACGGCTTTGGCAAGAATCAACACGCTGGGCGCGTCAAAACGGTATCGATGTGATCCGACTCTTCGGCCGCGCGGGCTGGGAGCGGCTGCTCAATCTCGAGCGCGTCGGGGTCATTTTGCAGGCGAGGGTATCGGATGACGGGCGGTAGTCAAAACACAGTTTCCCAACAAACCGTTCCCAGTTGGCTCCAGCCCTACCTCACGACCTCGCTGAGTCAAGGGCAAAACCTGCTCGCCGGGGGCGGCCCGCAGTACTACCCAGGGCAGCAGGTCGCCTCCTTGAACCCGATGCAGCAGGCCGGCATTTCGGCGGTCGGAAACGAGGCCATGCAGCCCAATGCCGCGCAGACCGCCTCGAACCAGAATCAGCTGCTCGAGTCGGGGGCTTACCTGAACCCGAATACGAACCCCTATCTGGCCGGCACGCTCACCACGGCCGAGCAGGGGGTGCAGAACCCGATCACGAGTGAGTTCGGGGCGGCGGGGCGCAATGTGCTCTCGAGCGCCCCCGTGCAATCATCCGCCATGAACCAGCTCGCGAATGAGATCTACGGCGGGGCCTATCAGCAAGGCATGCAGAACATGGTGCAGGGGCAATATGCGGCCCCTGGGCTCACCTCGGCGACCTATACGCCGGCCTCCGAGCTGCTGCAGACGGGCGCCGGGGTGCAGCAGCAGAGCCAGAACGAGATCAATGCCCTGATGCAGAAGTGGAACTACCAGCAGCAGCTGCCCGAGAACATGCTCTCCTGGTACTCGGGGCTCGTCGGCCAGAACGCCTCGCCCTTCTCGCAGGGCTCCTCGAGCACGTCGGGGTCGGTAAATCCGTGGTTGACGGGCATCGGGGCGGCGACGGCGGCGGGCGGCCTTCTTAGTTCAACCGGCGGACTGACCGCACTTGCCGGCCTATTAGCGTAAGGAGTTCGTATGACAGGCGGAAGCGGGAATAACAGCCAGAACGGGCAGGGGTCGAATCCCCTCTCTGGGACTCTCGCGGGGCAACAGGGCGGCACGCAGCAGATGCCCGCTTGGATGAAGGGCCTTCAGTTGGGCACCCAGATCGCGCAGCTCGGCCAGCAGCAGCGCCCCCAGGCGCCGCCCATGGCCGCGCATCCTATGATGGGACAGGGGATGCCGCAGGGCATGCCCTCGGGGGTTGTTCCAGGCACAGGCGCCATGGCGCCCCCGATGGCGCAAGGGGGGCAGATGCCCTTTGGCGGGGGGATGCAAGGCGGGGCGGGGCAGCAGATCAACCCGCAGCTGCTCGCGCAGCTGATGGCACGCCAGCGCGGCGGGCTCATGGGCCAGTAGATGGCCGACAGCTCGCAAAATCAGCCGACATTCCTGCAGGGGCTCATGTCGGGCCTGCAGCAAGCCCCCGCCAATCCGCTGGTGAACCTGGGGCTCGGGCTCATGTCGGCCGCCAAGCCCTTCGGGAACGTGGGCGATGCCCTCATGGGCGCGAATCAGGCGACCATCCAGAACCGCGGCGCTATGCAGAATCAAGCGCTCCAGCGCTATCAGCTGCAAATGGCCCAACAGGAGATGCCCTGGCGCATGCAGTATCTCAAGGGCCTCGCGGGGCTCCTAGGAGGCGATCAGAGCGGCGCAAGCGCGGGGGCGCCCCTCGCATCAGCCGCGGCGCCATCGGCTGCTGGCGCCTCTCCCGCGGGCGCCTCAGGGGCCGGCATGGGCACACCGGCAAGCGCCGCTGCCGCGCCACTGCAGAGCGGACCCGCGATGAGCGCCGCGCGCCAATCGGACCCCTTCGCCCTCATGAATATGGCGGCGCTCGGGGGCGGCTTGGGGATGCCGGGAGCCGAGCAGTTGATGGAGCGCGCGAAGGCGGGACTGCAGTACGACCCTCAGATGGCCACCCGGATGGAAGCGGCGAAAACCTCGGTCGCGGTCGATCAGCAGATGATCAACGATGCCTTGAGCAAGGGCGACACCACGACCGCGCTCGGCATCGCCCAGAAGATGCGTCAGGATTTGGGGCTTTTGCACGTGGCTGCCATGTCGGGTACCCAGACTTGGGTGGGTTTGGGTGGGGATATCTCGACGTTAAGTCCGAACGAGGGGGTGCAAACGGTCAATGGGATCGAAAGTGCGATTCCCGGCGCCGCGCAAGCCCGCGGTCAGTTGGCCGCGGCCGAGGCGCAGGGAAAGGCGACGGCAGAAACGGTCGATGTCGTCGATCCCAAAACCGGCGCCAAGTACACCATCCCAAAGAGCGCCATCGTAGGCGGGGGCGGCGGCGGCGGCACGGCGAGTGCCCGCGCTCCCAGTGCTCCACGTGGAACATCCGGCGCTCCGCCCAGCGCCATGGCGGAGTTGCC